TTCTTTGGTAAAAAATAATGGTTGATTGGTGGAAAAGATGGCTGCAATTTAATGTTACAGCCAAGCTAACTATGATTGCTTCAGTTGCAATGTCATGGCGTTGTGCAGAGTGGTTTATGAATTTAGAAGACCCTACAACACAACAGTCAGCGTTCGTATCCGTTATAATGGGTGTCATGACAGGTGTGTATGGCATATACTTGGGAAGAGAATCCAGAGGCGGTAAATGAAATACATTCGCACACATTTGATTAAACAGCTTGTTCAGAGTGAAGGTTTGCGTCTTCAGGTCTATCAGGATACACTTGGTATTGACACAATAGGTGTGGGCAGAAACCTTGAGGACAGAGGCATTACTAAAGAAGAACTTGATACTATGGACTTTCCAAACATAGAAGCAGTGTATGAGCATGGTATTACTGAAGCTGACGCTGCGTATCTATTAGAGAATGACGTGCAGATAGTCGAGGAAGAACTGCTTAAAGCGCACCCTTGCGTGGCAGATTTAGACGCTGTACGTCAACTTGTACTGGTAGACATGGCATTTAATATGGGTGTGCCAAGACTAAATAAATTTAAGAAAATGTGGGCTGCTGTGCATGAAGGAGACTTTCCTACTGCATCACGTGAAATGTTAGACAGCCGTTGGGCTGTGCAGGTAAAAGGACGCAGCCATAAGTTAGCACATGCTATGCATCATGGGGAGTTAAAGTAATGGCTAATGAATTTGTTAAAAGAGGTAAGGATGGAGTTGCCCGATTATACAGAGGTAAATTTGGCGGAGACTCACAGCTTATAGGTAAAGCATCTAAAGATGACATAAAAAGACTAGGTATTAAGGGTGAGATTGGCGCACTAGAAGCTGCTAAAAAAGCTATATCGGGTTTGTTTTCAGGTGACGATAAAAAGAAAAGTAAATCTATTTCTGAAGGCTTAGGTTCTTTTGTTTCTGGCCTTTCAAAAAATAAAGGTGGTTATATCGGTAAACCACGCACAGGTCATACGGATTATCGTTTCAACAAAGGTGGCATGGTTATGTCATCTACAAACAATATGAAAAAGAAATAATGGCTAGAGAACTAAATGAAAGACAACAGAAGTTTCTGGAAGTCCTCTTTGAAGAGGCTGGCGGTGACGTAGTTGCCGCTAAGAAACTGGCAGGGTATTCAGAGTCTACTGCTACAACTGCAATTGTAAAAGGTCTCAAAGAAGAGATACTGGAAGCAACACAAATGTACATGGCACGTAACGCACCTAAAGCTGCAATAGCTATGACAGGCGCATTGCATGACCCAACTGAACTTGGTATTCGTGACAAGATGTCAGCAGCTAAAGAACTGCTAGACCGTACAGGTTTAATTAAAACAGAAAAGGTGCAGGTAGAAGCAGCAGGTGGTGTTATGCTTATGCCAGCTAAAGCTAAAGTAGAGGATGAAGACTAATGGCAAAATCAAAAGGAACAATGCGTGATGCAGGTATGGATATGTCAGATTTTTATGACATGAGCGTATTTGGTAAGAAAAAACCAAAACCTGTAAAGGGTGGTAAAAAAACTACTAAAACATCTTTTCTAAAGCATGCAGTAAAAGATAATAGAAAAAATGCCTAGAACAGCAGGGCGGTGGAAGTTACCACAGCCAACAGACATTAAAGAAGAAAACGAATGGGTACAGATACCACGCATTGCACGTACTGTACCATTTGGTTACAAGCAAAACGAAGAAGACCCCGACATTCTTGACCCCATTCCAACTGAGTTGGATTTGCTTGAAAAGGCCAGAGCGTATACAAATCAATACAGCTATCGTGAGGTAGCTAACTGGCTTAGTACAAATAGCGGTAGATACATATCGCATGTAGGATTAAGAAAGCGGTTACAACATGAGCGACAGCGTAAGAACCAAGCTGCAAGCCTCCGCAAGTGGGCAGAGTATGCGGAAAAGGCAATCAGCAAAGCGCAAGAAATCGAAGAAGCAAGAACAGGCGCAAAAGCCAACGGTTGATATACAGGATATTGAATACGAAACAGAAGCAGTTGAAGAACATGCTAATGTATTATTCAAACCCAACCCCGGTCCACAGACAGACTTTCTTGCAGCAAGTGAACGTGAGGTTCTTTACGGTGGTTCAGCAGGTGGCGGTAAATCATATGCTATGCTTGCAGACCCCCTTCGCTATATGGGGCATCCACAGTTTAGTGGTCTGCTGCTCCGACACACCACGGAAGAGTTACGTGAACTAATATTTAAATCACAGGAACTCTATCCAAAAATCTGGCCCGGAATAAAGTGGTCAGAAAGAAAGATGCAGTGGACTGCGCCATCTGGAGCGAGGTTGTGGATGTCATACCTCGATAGAGATGAAGATGTCCTGCGTTATCAGGGTCTAGCTTTTAGCTGGATAGGCTTTGACGAACTGACCCAATGGGGAAACCCATATGCATGGAATTACATGCGAAGTCGTCTACGGTCCACTGCCCCTGATTTGCCTATCTTTATGAGGGCAACTACAAACCCCGGTGGAAGAGGTCATCACTGGGTAAAGAAAATGTTTATTGACCCAGCACCATATAACAAGGCATACGATGCGACAGATATTGAAACAGGTGAAACTCTCAGGTATCCAGCAGGGCATAGCAAAGCTGGGAAGCCACTATTTAAACGTAGGTTCATTCCTGCTAGATTATCTGACAACCCATATCTCTCTGAGGCAGGTGACTACGAAGCTATGCTTTTGTCGCTCCCAGAACAGCAGCGAAAGCAACTCCTTCAAGGTGACTGGGACATTAAAGAAGGTGCTGCGTTCACAGAGTTTGACCGTGATATTCATGTTGTTGAACCTTTTAATATTCCTAGCAATTGGGTTAAGTTTAGAGCATGTGATTACGGCTATGGTTCTTACAGTGGTGTTGTATGGTGCGCTGTCGCACCGTCTGAGCAAATCATTGTGTACAGGGAATTGTATGTGTCAAAAGTCTTAGCTACTGACTTGGCTGATATGATATTAGAGTTGGAAGCTGAAGATGGTAATATTAAATATGGTGTCTTGGATAGCAGTCTTTGGCATAAGCGTGGTGATACTGGACCGTCTCTTGCGGAACAGATGATAAGCAGAGGTTGTAGGTGGAGACCATCAGACCGTAGCCGTGGCAGTCGTGTGGCAGGTAAAAACGAAATACACAGGCGTTTACAGGTAGATGAATTTACAGAAGAGCCTAGACTTGTTTTCTTTAATAGTTGTACAAATATCATCTCCCAACTACCGTCCATACCATTGGATAAAAAAAATCCAGAAGATGTGGACACAAAAGCAGAAGACCATTTGTACGATGCGTTAAGATATGGTATAATGTCACGACCAAGATTTAGTATATTTGATTATGACCCGATGGGTAGACCCGGTGGCGGTATGCAAGTTGCAGATGCTACCTTTGGATACTAAGGAATAAAATATGGCTGAAGATGAAATTATGATTGAGGATGATGCTATTGCATTAGAAGATACAGATGAGTCTGCTGTTTTTGATGCTGATGTATCTAACATTATTCCTTTTATTCTTGAAAGATATAGTCGGGCTGAAGATTACCGATATCAAGATGAAGAACGTTGGCTAAGAGCATACCGTAACTATCGGGGTTTGTATGGTCCTGATGTACAGTTTACAGAAGCGGAGAAGTCACGTGTCTTTATTAAAGTTACTAAGACCAAAACGCTTGCTGCGTATGGTCAAATCGTTGATGTTTTATTTGCTAATAATAAGTTTCCTCTATCTATTGAGCCTACAACACTTCCTGAAGGAGTAGTTGCCGATGTACATTTTGACCCAAAAGAACCGCAACAGATGCAAGCGTCTACTGCGCTTACAAGTCCGTATGGTTTTAGCGGAGATGGAAATGATTTGCCACCGGGTGCAACAGCTAAAACGCTGTCTGAAAAACTTGGACCGCTAGAGGAAAAACTTGACCCTGTTCAAGATAAATTAAAAGAAGGTCCGGGTAAAACACCCACTGCTATTGAATTTAGCCCTGCAATGATTGCTGCTAAAAAAATGCAAAAGAAAATACACGACCAGCTTGAAGAGTCAGGTGCTAATAAAAACTTACGTAGCAGTTCGTTTGAAATGGCATTGTTTGGTACAGGTATTATGAAAGGTCCATTTGCAAAGGATAAAGAATATCCTAACTGGGATGATGAGGGTAACTACGACCCTATGTTTAAAACAGTACCACAAGTAGACCATGTATCTGTGTGGAATTTTTACCCTGATCCAGACTCAAATAATATGGACGAAGCGCAGTTTGTAATTGAACGTCATAAAATGTCTCGTTCACAAATGCGTATGCTCAAGAAGCGTCCATACTTTCGTGGTCAGGTTATTGATGAGTGCATCCAAATGGGTGAGAACTACATCAAAAAGTATTGGGAAGATGACTTATCTGATTATGCGCCAGAGCATGGTATTGACCGCTTTGAGGTTCTTGAGTATTGGGGTATGGTAGATACCGAAATGCTAGAAGAGCAAGGTGTTGAGATACCAGATGAACTAAAAGAGTTTGACGAGTTACAGGCAAATGTGTGGATTTGTAACAACAAACTTATTCGTATGGTTCTTAATCCATTTAAGCCAGCTAAAATTCCTTACGTAGCTGCACCATATGAAATGAACCCATACTCTTTCTTTGGTGTAGGTATTGCTGAAAACATGGATGATACGCAGACACTAATGAATGGGTTTATGCGTATGGCTGTAGACAATGCTGTGTTGTCAGGTAATTTGCTTATTGAGGTAGATGAAACAAATCTTGTACCCGGTCAGGACATGTCTATATATCCGGGCAAGGTATTTCGAAGACAATCTGGCGCACCGGGTCAGGCTATCTTTGGCACAAAGTTTCCTAATGTATCATCAGAAAATATGATGCTGTTTGATAAAGCACGTCAGTTATCCGATGAGTCTACAGGTCTACCATCATTTGCACACGGGCAAACAGGGGTAACAGGTGTAGGACGTACTGCTTCTGGGATATCCATGTTGATGAATGCTGCAAGTGGTAGTATTAAAACTGTTATTAAAAATGTAGATGACTATATGTTACGTCCTCTTGGTGAAGGTTTCTTTAGATTTAATATGCAGTTTGATTTTGACCCAGAAATTAAAGGTGACTTAGAAGTAAAAGCACGTGGCACAGAAAGTCTAATGGCTAATGAAGTTCGTAGCCAAAGACTTATGCAGTTCTTACAGATTGCAAGTAACCCATCGCTTGCACCTTTTGCAAAGTTCCAATATGTAATTAGTGAGATTGCAAAGTCAATGGACCTTGACCCTGATAAAGTAACCAACAATATGAGTGAAGCAGCACTGCAAGCAGAACTAATGAAACAGTTCCAAACACCATTGCCACAAGAACAAGGGGGCATGACACCGCCACCGGGTGCTGATGCAATGGACCCAACAGGTGCTGGTGGTGGAAACATAGGCACTGGTCAAGCACCAGTTCCGGGTGAACAAGGATTTAGTGGAAATGGACAAGCAGCAGGTACT